TATATCATAGATTAGACCAAGTTCGTATATGTTAACTGGTATTTCAGGATCATAAACTGATTTAAGTGCCGAAATTATTCTTTCTTTCAATAAAGAATCAGATATAAACTGATTCATTTAATTGAGTCTTGATTTTAGCTCCGAGATCAAACCATCGAAACCGCGTTTGTTAATCACCGAAGCAAATTCGATTCTATGTGTATTGATCATTGAAATGCCTTCGACTATAACATCAACTACTTTATAAACGCCATCGATCAATCGCACTCGATAATCCACCGATATCGGCTGACCGCCATCCAGACGATTGATCTTAGTACGCACCCACACATCATCGCTTGAATTATTTACAGCTTGTATGACGTTAAAAGTCTCGCCACCATATGAGTTGAAGCGCGCCGCGTAGACGCGCGTGATGAAGTCGGCGAACACGGCATCATAGGCCTCTTTTTGTTCATCAGTAGCCTCTCTCCAGTGCTTGCCGATGATAAAGCGACTGATCATTTTAAGATCAAAGCCCTTTTCAAGTAGAATCCGAAACTCCGCCTCGCGCTGCGCGAACGTAGTAGATTGTGCGCTCTTCATGATATCAATTGCCCTTGAGCCAAGTCGTGTGATAAAAGCGGCCGCATCTGTGTCTGTGTCTGCATCTGTATCTTTCATCATAGCTATATTCTCCATGACTGCCGACGAGGCACGCTGCGCCTCGCGTTGATCATCAGGCAGCACAATCAGACCCTTATCAACAAGAAAGCCCTCAGGCCCAAAGGTTGATTCCAGAGTCCAGAGGTCGACATATTCCTTCAAGCCCGGAATGACACCGATATGGGCCTTTTTGACGTAGAAATAAAGCGAACGTGAGATTGAGTACGCCCCAGAAGAGATGTTCTCATAGCTTGGCTCGGTGTCATCGATCAAAATTGTGTCTATCTTGTCTCGATTTTGATCGAAAAAGCTATAGCCAAATACGCCATATGCATTCTCATTAATCGTAATTTTCTGTATAATTAAATTGTCATTCTCGCCGGCTTCAATGTACGCACCGTCCTCGCGCACGGACTGGCACAGCGCCTTGTACTTCTTCTCGTCCTCCTTCTTGAGCGCTTCGACTTCGGGAAAGGTCTTGCAGCCACCTTCTATAGCTAACTCGTTAAATGCATCACGTGTTCCTGAAGTTGGTGGTGGGCCTATCACTTCTATCTTTGTAGCAGGCAGCGAACCGTCGATCTCCGACCACATCTTGTATGGATTGGGAACGATCTTGCCGTCCACGATTACATCTTTAGCCAGCGCCTGCCAAATTTGCGCGAGCGTGAACTTGACCGGCGTCGCGCCTTTGGCATGCGCCAGCACGATGCCATCGAAGCCGATCTTCACCTCGTGGATGTCGACGACGCCGTTCTTGGCACACATTTCGATTTCAGACTTCTTGATCCTTCGCGAAGCATTTACAATATCAGGTGAATCTACAGTGACATTGCTGCAAAATAACTTAAAGCCGCCACCCGTGCCAGTACTCTCGACCACTGGCGTCTTGTACCCACCGGCGCGGCCAAACTCCTCCGCTACCGCCGTCACGAAGGGAAACACCGTCGAAGACCCGACGATCCGAATTTCGTCGCGTGCTTCACTTGATTTAGCTATGCTGATAAAAAATATAAAAAGAAATCCCAAAATGCATAAGCCAATTAATATTTTCAATATAAAATTAATCATAACTGAATTTTCCTTTGATCAAAGCCTCGAATTCACTACTCATAATTACAATTATTATTAATTAACTCTATGTTTTTTACCTATATTGTATTTGGCAACCAATTCCCATTCTTGTTTATCTTTAAAAGGAAGAACTTTTATTTGACTGATTGGTGCAATTGGATATTCTATTTGAGACTCGTTAATAATTTTTACAAGCCCCCATTCCTTTAATAAGTTAGCTATCATATTTCTACGAGCAATATCAGGCTCTGAAATATTAGATGGCTTTCCATCTAATGCAAATAATTCTTTAAAATGAACTATAAAATATCGACCCTGTTTATGTAATATATGACAACTTTGATATAGGGTCTTTTCTTTCTTTGATGCTACGCCAATACGTGTGAGCGTCTCTCTTACTTTAAGAAAATCATCTTCTTCATTTAATTTTATTTCAATCAAACTGTTTATGTCGAATGTCATTTTTTAACCCACCCCTCTCCAATCTTTTTTTTATTTCTTTTATTTGATCTGGAGTCAATATATCCATGATCATGTATGCTTTATCATAACTATATCCAAAATATTCCTTTATTGCCTCTAAAACGTCATTTTCTATTTTTTTAGACCATTCACTATAACGCTTTCTTGGTTTTAATATATTTATATAAAAATCATATTGTAACTTCTTATCAATATGATTGTAAAGATTCATTTCGTTTGCCTTTAAAACGTCTTCTTCAAAATGAGATATGTGCTTATTTGTTATCCATGGTATATAATCATCTTCAAATTCAAGAAGCGCTTCAATTCCTTTTCCAGTCACAATATTTTTACAATAACTGAGGGAATTTATATAATCCCAGCATCGAGTACGACGATTACGCTCTTTCATTTGATATATCCTAACTATTCGCTATTTGCTAAACTCAAAAACACTTCTTCTGTAATGTTTATGCAATTAGGAATCATAGATTCTTTCATTTTACAATTAACTCTGTAAAAACTAATATTTGAATTATTTTTATAAATTTGTTCATGCCCATCATACCACTCATTATATGGGCCATCATAACTATAATAGTTTTTTGTATCACGATACACGTTTCCAACACCATCAAATCCTATCATAAAGATTATATTATGATGATTGGCAGCAAGTTCTAATGCTATCTCACCAGCAGATTTAGTTGCAGGAGGCAAAGGCGTTACAAGATCATTATCATATAACCAAGTAACATAATATATGTCGCCTTGCCCTGCAATAATACAGGATTCAGATACTCGATCATTTTCTATAATCTTAAAACGTTTTACGGAACGATGACGATGAACGGCGTCATCAAGAATATTTTCTTGCAAAATGGTTTTAAAATTATTATAATCATGAACAGAATTAACAGGACTCCATGATGAAAACCAACATCGATGATAGCGTGCATAACCAGAGTCATATATTTCATGCTGCATGGCAGGATCTACAGATACAAGATCATTTACTATATTATCTCGATATATGGCGTTACAACCATATGTTCGTATATTTTTTGGTAACTTTACTTGCAGTTGCAGTCTAGATATTCCATTACCTAGTACTATGGCCTTTTTCATTTCTTGAATTGTTTTCATATTTTAAACTTACAATCGTTCATAATTTCAATTAAACATGCTGCTAAATTAACTTCTTGATCCGCAACAAAAGCTGCTTTATATGAATAATCCGCAATATCTACTATGAATACCGGTATGGATTCTGTTTCAACATGATCAACTACATTATCGTATAACATACGAAACAATTGTGAATAACTACAACCCGTATCATTATAAGCAGCCACCCAAGTTCTCATTTTAGCAAAATCTTTATTTTTAAGATACTCCATGAGTTTATCAAATTTATCGTTAGCAATATTAACAAGTATACTAGAATCAATTTTACCAGAAATGGAATAACGCTGTAATTCATTTATTACACGTCTCCAATCTGGAAAGTGTTTTACAATAATCATCTCAATAACTTTTTTATCGTATTCAATTTTGTTATCTGATAGAATTTTTTCAATACTTTTCATAAAGCTATTGGCAAGGGCTGGTTTTTCTGAATTTTCTATATTAAATTCAATAACAGAACAACGCGAAAGTACCGCGTCAATAATTCTATTTTTAAAATTACATGTAAAAATAAATCCACAATTACTTGAATACTCTTCCATAAAATTACGCAATGCTGGTTGAACAGAATCCTTATTTAGATAATCTGCTTCGTCAAGTATAATATATTTTCGTACATCATAAAGCGATACTGTAGAAGCAAAAGTCAAAATATCACGACGAAAAGTTTCAATCAGACGGCCCTCATTTGAACCATTCATGACAATATAGTCAAATCCACATTCTTCAAGCATTGCCCTGGCAACAGTAGTTTTGCCAATGCCTGAGCTTCCACTAAGAATAAGATTAGGTATGCTTTTTTGTTTTACAAAATTGGTAAAAGTTTTTTTAAGTTCTTTTGGAAGTATACAATCACTTATAGTTTTAGGTCGATAGCGTTCAACCCACAACATATCATTATTGTTGTACATTAGCCTTTACTTTCTGTTGCAATCCAATACTGAAGTTTTCCATTGTTAGCTGAAAAGTGACTAATACCCTTTGAAGAAATTTTTACAGTGTAATTGATTTCATTATCTTTATCATCTTTATCCATAAGCCTTTGATTAAGATTCTCTACTTTAAATATCAAATTAAATTCACGATTACTTTCACCAACCTCGTATTTAAACTTATTTGATGAACTATCTTTTGAGTTACTAACTTCAATAATAACTTTCTTACCGTCACCATTTACAGACCAGTAAGGCACCTGTAATATATTTGCTGCCAGCAAAGTCTTTTTAAAGATATTGCATTTCAATTCAAACTCAATTACAACATCAGGAAGCTTAAGCTCTTTGTTAGGCACCTGCAAAATCATATTAGGATCTGCGTATGTATAACTTATGATAGAATTATCATCTTTGATATTGACAAACTTATCTTTAAAGTCAAAGATAGGCGAGTCAAAAATATTCGTTGCGCTCAAAAATTGATTTAAATCATATATACCAAATGAGTTCTCAAAAGTTTCTTTAATTTCAGCACGAGCGATAATTGTTTTTTGAGCAGAAATTGTTTTAATAATATTACCTTCATTCACATATAATGACGGATTTATAGAAGCAAAGTTCTTCAAAATATTCAAAGTATTCTTAGAAATTTTCATAATGACTCCATTTTAAAATTGATAGGTAAGTTCATACACTATACATTATAAACATATTTTATATTTTGTCAACAATATTTTATATTTTGTCAACGCATTAATTTTTGACTCGGGTCTGCGGTTGCTGCTGCGCCAATACTTGCAAGATCAACAAGACTGCCACTAAATGGATACGTGCCAAAATGAGTTAAATTCATCCACGGGCACATCCAAACTTTTAGACCAATGCGTCTTGCCCACACACAAAACATATAATCTTCTGACAAATATCGTCTAGATTCAGGATCTATTAATGCATCAAAGTAACACATAATTTCTCTAGAACCATCAAAGTGTTTATCACGTACATGATCTGGCTTATACATTAATTCTGGATATGCAGCAGCAAACTTTTCAAATGTTTTTCGCTGAATCATCATAAAACCAGTGCCGCCCTCATTTACTTCCACTGGTTCGCCCAATGGAATAGAAGTTTGACCGTGTGATGGATTAAAAACAAAGTCGCCAACAAAATTCTGAAGTATGTGTGGATTTTCGTCGGCCACTCCTTTATCAACAGCAAGTTTAATTTTTTCCCAAGAAATACACTTTTTTGGATAAGGTGCACAAACTATATCTTTGTCACTATCTGGATCCGCAATTGCAGCAAGAGCAAGAACATCGTTTGGATTAAAACCTATATCAGAATCTATAAACATAAGATGTGTATAATTTTTTTCTCGTAAAAAATGATCCGCACAATAGTTTCTAGCACGAGTAATTAAAGATTCATTAAAAAGATAAAAAAAGTTAACATCAATTTGATAGTCTTTACTAGCACACATTCTACCCAAATCTACGCTTGACTTTGTATATTGTCCAGCGCACATTCCACCATACATAGGTGTTGCAACAAATATCTTTCTTTTTCTTAATTCATTAATATTTATTTCTATTTTCATTTTCATCTCTTATGTTGTAAATTGTAAAGTCACAAAATATTAATATTCTAGAATCCTTTTATCATATATTCGATTCCACTGGAGTATGCTTTAAATCATGATCGTACATGGCGATTATTGTATAATGAATAATTTTCATCAAGTCTTTACGCCATTCTTTTGGCGATCCTTTTCTACCATATCGTTGAGCATATTTAAGAACATTACCAATACAAAATCCAATGCCATGACCGCCACTGATGATAAATTCAGTTGCTTGATATTTGTTTTGTGAATAATGTTGACTGTATGTCATATCAATATATTCTTTAAGTTCTTTAATAATTTTATCTTCATTATACTTATATAAATGAGTCAACACACTTTCTCCTTTTATTGGATATTTGATAATTTATTTTCTTGTAATAATCAATCTTACAATTTAATTTGATTTAAAATTTCCAACGACCGCTGGGTAATTGCGTTTCCAATCTTACTAGTCGCATACCATAGTTATTTATTCCCTCGGAAATAATAATGTTCTTCTTATATCTTAATTTATTCTTCTTAAATGGCTCATAATTTACATGATGATGCCATCTGCCGTATCTCCATACAATTTTAGTAACATCTGGGTGCATATCTAAAAGCATTTGAGATTTGTTAATTGTACCCGTTGAATTCATCTGACCATCTCGCCATTTAGATTTATCCTTTTCACCTTCGGCATGATAGAATTCAGCAGTATTACCGCCTTTAACTGTTTGTGTTGCTGCTTTGCCTTGTAGAAAGGCATTAAATTGAATCGTACAATCGCCATCTTTTAGAACGCGCAAGCAAATATCAGTATCTTCGTTATATCTTCCTCTCCATCGATGTTTACAACTATTCTCAATCAACAAACAAGAATAAATTCTTGTATTCTTTACATATGGAGGATATGATTGATTGGGTGCAACAAAAAATCTATATTGAAATCCAGAAATAGGAACGTTTTCAAATCTATCAATAAAATCTTCAGCAGCACGAAATATTGCTCCAGATTCTACACGAATTCTTATATTCTGATGCAATCTATAAAAATCACAAATATTATCGTCAAGTACCCAATGTTTTTTGGCATCAATCGATATTGAATGATCCCAAGCCCAGTTTCTTGCGCGACCAGGACCATCGCCATGATTGCTAAATGGAGCAATCAGCAATGTAACATAGTCACGAATGTTGAAGTTATCCAGTGCTTTCTCATACTCTTTTTTATCTTGTGGCTCAATAATTATGTAATGAGGTACTTTCATTCGAGCCAAAGACTTTGATGTAATCATTGAATCTGCACGACCCTTAGAAACAATGTAGACTGGCCATTGAGGATTTGTCACACTATTTTCCTTTAAAAAATTTCATCACTCTTCATCTTCAATCCAACGCAACAAAGAATTTGCAAATCGATCTAAAGCTGGATGCCAAATACTCTTAGTCTTTTCAGTAAGATTTTGTCCAATCATATTGGCGAACTCTTCATAATCTTTTTTGGTACGAAAATGAACATAAATTGTCTTATACGTCTTATTCTCATTCTGTTCAAATTCTGGCATACCTTTCCAATGTTTTTTCCATTCAACATCATTATCTTTGTTTGGATCTTCAATTTCCATAATATTAAAAAGATTTGCGGGTTCAATTTTTTTACCCACAAAATTATCATATTGAGTAGTTTCTTGAATAGGGGGTTTCTTAGTCATGTAATCTCCAATTATACAAATTATGTCACCGAAATTTTATTTCTTCTAAGAAAAAGTTTTTGATTTTTTTTACCTATTTGTAAATGATAAGTTGTAGCTTTATTTGTAAATACAATACCCTGAAGATGATCAAATTCATGCTGTATAATACGCGATGTAAAACCAGTGTATTTAGTAGTTGCAATATTGTTATTCGCATCTGTAAATCTTAAACGTATTTGACTTGGTCTTTTAACTTTAATATATAATCCTGGAAAGCTTAAACAACCTTCTTCATAATATACCTCTTCGCCAAACGAGTCAACAATTTTTGGATTAAAAAATGCCATAATTGACTCTCTATTGTTTGGATCACCAATGACAAAAACAGAGAGGGGAATTCCACATTGCGAGGCAGAAAGCCCAACACCTTTATTCGCAATCATAGTCTCGGCCAAATCTTCCGAAAGCTTCTTTGAATCATATTCTTTAGAAATGAAATCAAAGGGCTTTGTGGGAGCAGTTAACATAGGATTATAAGACTTTACAAGAGGAAGTATCATTGAGAAACGACCTTTTCATATATTTCAATTTTGAAATTTTTTAATTGCATAGCCTTTGCATATACAAAGGCCTCTTGCTTTGTATTAAAAAGTTTGGGCTCACGAGAGTAAGTTGAATTTTCTCGGCCTATATCTACATACCAAACAAAATGTTTTCTGCTTAGAGAATATTTAATGCCGTACATAATTACACCTTATATCATTTTACTAAAGTTTTTTTGTTTTTCAAACCGTATTACTGATCTAAACTTATCTTGAAGAATATCACCTTTATGACTAATAACATATACGTTAGTTTCTTTCCCTAGTTCATTTAACAGTTTCAAAAATTCATCACAACCATTTGCATCGAGTGAAGCGTCAAAAACTTCGTCAAGAATTAATAAATTTGTGTTCGCTGAGTTTTTCATCTTTGCTATAGCTCGCCAAGTGAGCAATAAAGCAAGATCAATTCTCATTTTTTCACCTTCACTAAATGAACCATAACTAAATTCATCTCGATGTCTTGATTTTATTTTTTCATTAAAATTTTCATCTAACTCAAAACTTACAAAAAACTCCATAGCTGCAAGATATTTATTGATTAACTTATTCATAACAGGCACATATTGCCGCACAATTTGAGTTTTTATGCCTTTATCTTTCAGAAAATCGGCTGCTACCTCAAATAAATTAGATTCATTAATATACTTTTCTCTATTATTTTCCAAATTATAGATCAAAGTTCTTATATTGTCAACAAGTTTTGTCTCTTTCGAGATGTCTGTATTTTCTATAATTTCATTCTTCACTTGTACATTAAGTTGTAATATATATTTATTTAATGAGTAAATTTGATTATTACAAGATGATATTTGTGTTAAATATAATTGTATATTTTTGTTAATTTCATTTATTTCAGTTATCCGTTCATTTTCTTTTACTAACTCTTTTTGTAGTTCATCAATGCCCTTTTCTATTTCAACAAGTTTAATCGTGCTATTATTAATCTTGTTTGATTTAATAGTCTCGTTTATTTCCTGAGTGCATGTAGGACACGTATTATTATCTTCATAAAATTTAATTTCGCGTTTAACATTTTTAATTTTATCTAATAGTTTATTCTCTACATTTAAGATTTTTTGTATTTTAATGTGAGTATCTTTTTCGTCTTTTACCTTTTCAGTAAGTTCATCAGTAAGTTTTTGATTTGCTTCTATTTCAAGATTTAGTCTAGAAATGGATGTTTCTGATTTACTAATTTCCAGTTTAAGCTGATCTATACGCTCCTTATTCTTTGTTTGAATATCCTTAATATACTTTTTATGCACCTCTAATTTTTCTTGCTCGAAAGAAATCTTATATCGTATATCTTTAATCTTTTCTTTCGCCGTATTTATTTTTTCTTTAAGTAGAACATTCATGAAACTAAATATTTTAATATCAAGTAAATCTTCAATAATTTCTCTTCTTGAAGATGCTGGAAGTTGCATAAATGGTACAAATGTAGATGAACCAAGTATCACTATTTGCGTAAACGATGTAAAGTTCAACTTCAATATGTTTTTTTCTAAATGATCTTGATAATCCTTGATTGATGCTGTCTGATTCATAATAACATTATTAAGATATATTTCAAAGCAATTGGGTTTCATGCCTCGAATAATTTTATACTTATTCTTAGCAATAGAAAACTCCACCTCTACTACCATTCCCTTATCATTTACTGAATTGATAAGTTGTGGTTTGTTTATCTTACGAAACGGTCGATTAAAAAGACCAAAACAAAGAGCATCCAAAAGAGTCGATTTGCCAGAACCATTCTCACCAACAATAAGAGTTGTTGGATTTCGGTCTAATTTTATTTCTGTCCAAACGTTTCCTGTGGATAAAAAATTAATCCACTTTACATTGTGAAATATTATCATAAAGTCTCTTGATTCATATTTTGAGCTTCAACGTATAAATCCGCAAGAAGTTTTTTTAGATTGTTCTTATCAACATCAACAGAAATACTATCCACATATTTTGTAATAAGTGTAAGCGTATCATCTGCTTCATTAATAATTTCTTCTTCAGTTAGCATATCTGCATTCTTATTATCTTCAACAATAGATACATTTGCTGGATTAGATTTATACAATGCATCAAGCATCATATCAAACCAATATGGATTAGTCTTTTTCTGTACTATTACTTTTATATATGCGCCTTCATATGTAGAAAAATTATATGATTCAATAATTTTTTTGTATGTATCTTTATCAGAGTCATCATACCATATTTTATGAAACATTTTATATGGATTTTGAATAAAATTCAAGCTTCTTGTATCACTATCAAATATATGAAATCCTCGGGAATCATTGTAGTCATTCCATGTGGTCTCATATGGATTTCCGAGATAGTGAATATTTTTTTTCGATGAACGAGTATGATAATGCCCAGAAAATACAAATTCAAAACGATCAAATGGCTTTGTTTCCATGCCGTGCAAATTACTAATACCTCGATACATTTCAAAACCACTAAACTCAAGATGACCAAAAACAATTGATGCATCAGTAGTTCGTACAAACTCCATGGACTTTTCATAATTTGAATTATTTATCCAAGGAAGTAATGCAATTTTACATCCATCAAAATTAATTTCTTCTGGCTCAGAATAAAACTTAATTGAACTATGATTAAATAATTCATTCATTGCATTTACTTCATTAGTATTTCTATAATGTATATCATGATTTCCAACAATACCCAATAAGCGTATATTGTTATCAATACAAGGTTGAATGAATATTCTTTTAAATTCATGAAGAGTGGCGTAATTAATAAATTTTCTACGCTCAACTATATCACCTAGATGAAAAACAACATCTATATTGTTTTCCTTAAGATAAGGAAAAAATATATTACTGTAAAATTTTTCGAAGTATTCTATAAACTGTTTACTGTCATTACGAACACCAAAATGTGTGTCCGTTATAATTGCTGCTTTTGCCATTAATCATCATCTTTAATTATATTATCTACTGGCATTATTGTGAATTTGCCCCGCTTTCTTTTATTTTCTTCAAAATTTTCAATAAAATCATCAATATATTCTGTAGACCATTCATTTGTTTTTGATGATGAAGTATTATAGTTTTTATCATCATGTTCTTGAATATCAGATACCAATCTTTGAAGTTTTATGTTTTCAGAAAGTTTAAACTTAGTATATAAATATTTCTTTTCTTTTGCTATACGTCTTAAAAAGGCATAATATATTATTTGTGTAAAATAAGAAAATGGATTTTTTGATTTATCTGGATCAAAGTTATCTATATATAATAAACAATTTTCAATTCCGTCTGTTATCATCTCATCTTTAAATGTGTAATTAGTGAAGCATGGTTTATAAGATAGATGTACTGCTATCTTCATTAGGCATTCACCTATGTAAGTAGGAACTATGGGCCTCTCTTCTTTATTTGTTTTTGCTTCTTTTACCTCATCTTTATACTCTATCATTGCTTGAAGAAAGTCTTTATTATTTACATAATGTTGTTTATTTTTTTTCATTAATGAATCCTAATGTTTGTGTTGGAAGTTTTTTCATACATAGCTTGTTCTATATCTTCATCTTGATTTATTTTATTATTTTCAATATCTACTCTTTGATGAAATACTATAGAGATTGTTTCGAGATAATACTTGCACATTTCCTCTTCTGGATTAGTAATTAATAACACAGAATTACGTTTTATAATATGTGTTTTTTCTTCAACAAACGGAATCCACTGCGAAAGACGTACTAGAGAGCCTCTTGAAGTATTTTGCACAAATATTTGTAGTGGTTCTTTTAAAATAAGATATTCATCATTCATTTCTACAAAAGAAACGATGTTTTCACCAGTTATGAGTTTTAAAAACATTACATTGTTTGTTATTTTACATACTCCGTTTATATAATATGATATGCACGTAGTCAATTAAATATTTATATATTAAAATTTTTTAATTTTAAATAATGTTAACTTCGAATTTTTTCTTGTCGAACCGCGTTCCAAATCACAGCATTTAATTCAAAAAATTCAAAGAAACTAACGGCGGGCGTATTCCCATTTATTAAATATTTTAAAACGTTTTTCACAATCGCATAATCCACTACATTCCAACATTCAATATTTGCTTCTCCTATTTGTTTCTCATATATTATATACTTATAAGCAAGCGACGGTCTACCGTATGTTTTTACATTCAATAAAATATTTTTGTATTCTTCTACAATAGTATGACTGTCCTCCGAAGAATGAACATCTAACGTAAAATTATTTTTCATATGATGGCATTGGTTTTATAAACATAGTCATTATCATTATTCTCCTGAGGTATGAACTCATATTCATAGTAAAGAATATATATTAAAATTGCTTTCTTGTCAAGAAATATTTTTCATTATATTTTAATATTATAAATTTTGTATATAAATTTTTCTTCGTTATATATTTTAACTCTTTCTGCAAAATGTTTTAATGTAAAATTTACTCGCGCGCCGTGTCTTAAATCGTCCGAAATATCAAAAAGAATTGCTTTATTTTTAGAATCACTTTTGCGTAAACCTCTGCCAATAGACTGAAGATTACGAATCCTAGACTTAGAAGGAGAAGCAAAAATGATGTTATGAAGATTCCGAATATTAATTCCTGTACTGAAAGTACCATACGAAGCAATGATAATAGCGTCATTTTCATTTTCTGTAATAGCTCTAATAGACTCTCTCGTCTCTGCATCTGTTCCTCCATATACAAAAAATATTTTGCGATCATTTCGCGCAGATTTTAAGATTATATCATAAAGTATTTTTCCGTGATTTTCTACATACTGAAATAAAAGAAGTGTATTGCCTTGTAATGACAATGCAAGATTTTTTATAAAAAAGTTTCTTTTTTGATTACCAACAAGATAATCCATTTCTTCTTTATAACTTGCGCGCGCTACTATTTTGCAATTTTCTTTAGGATATTTAAGAATAAGACATTTTATTTCAAAATTAGAGAGTATTTCTTTTTCTATGAGTCTGCTTGTTGTAATAAATTGTTTAATTTTTCCGAATAAACCTTCGAGAACAAGTTGATGAGTTTGCGTGCCGTCAAGAGTGCCAGTAAAGCCAAACCGATATTTACAGTCTATTAAATTAGTCATGATGGATGTTAACGATTGTGCTTTAAATAAATGACACTCATCACCTATTACACAGTCATATTGAGAAAAATATGATTTATTTTCTTTATATATAGACTGCCAAGTTGATACAACTATTCTTCTGTCAGTATGTTTAGATTCTCCACTTTTAATTACGTGTATATCATCTTGATTTGTGCCATAACTTATAAAATCTGATTTCATTTGATATACAAGTGATATTGTAGGAACAATAATAAGTACTTTTGAGTCTTGATACCAACGAGTTAATAACCATATAATATATGATTTACCAGATGCTGTGGGCGATACTATAAGAGAACGATTTGACCTTATACAATGAATGAATGATTCAAGTTGATAATCACGAACTTTCATACTATCTTGCTTATTTACAAATTCTCTTGCCTCTTCAACAGAAAAGGACTCATGTAATTCCAGATCATCATTTATTTCTAACTTATAATTTCGTTCCTCTGCAAATGTTTTAATATATGGAAACAGGCCGATATATAAGCATTTGTTATTTGGATTAAAAAGACGTATCTTACCGTCCCACATTCCGTTTTTATATTTGGGCATGAACTTATAGCCTACAACATAAAACGAAAAATAGTCAGTAAGTTCTTGA